ATCTGGCAAGACGTACAACTCAGCAGCGTTCGGGCTCTGCACGTTCTACATCTGGCCGAAGGGCACCTCGATCATCATGTCGTCAACGACGCGTGAGGGCCTCCAGCTGCGCATCTGGGGCTCGATCAAGGAGCTTCACAACAAGGCCAAGGACCGGCGCGAATGGTTGCCGGGGCGCGTGATCGAAAGCCGATTCATCCTGACCAGTTCGGATGAAGATGCCGAGGCGCAAGACTTCCGTGACGGCATCATCGGCGTGGCGTGCAAAGTCGGCGGCACGTTTGTTGGCCTCTCGAACTACGTCGGTTTGAAGAACGACCGCGTGATGTTGATCGCTGACGAAGCCTCGTTGATGGGACGCGGTTTCTTGGACTCAGTGGCGAACCTCCGCAAGAACCCCGAGTTCAAGCTGATCGCGATGGGCAACCCCAAGGACCGCAACGATGCGCTCGGCGTGGTGTGCGAACCGCATTCGACATTCGGAGGCTGGGAGGGTCTCGAATACTTGGAGAAAACACGCACCTGGAGAACGCGGGCGCCTGGTGGGCTCGCTGTCCAGCTGTGTGGATACGACACGCCTAATGCGAAGTTCCCGAAGGGCACGAATCCGTACCGAGGCATCATCACGCCGGAGCAGATTCAGGCGGACCTCGATTACTACGGCCGGGACTCGTTGCAGTTCTCGATGATGAACCTCGGTCTGCTGCCCCGGGACGGTGGCACCAGGCGCGTAGTCACGATGTCGCTGTGCGAACAAAACCAAGCGTTCGATGATGTCGCGTGGGACCGCGCTGACAAGATCACCCGGATCATCGGCATCGACGCTGCGTACTCGGGCGTCGGCGGTGACCGATGCGTTATGACGGATCTCAAGTTCGGCCCAGATGCGTCTGGCCGCACGGTGCTAGCATTCGCAGAACCGCCCATCGTGATCCCCGTCACGGCAGTCAAGGCCCAGCAGGCCGAGGAGCAGATTGCCGAGTACGTGTTGCTCTACTGCAAGCAGCGCAACATCAACCCCGAGCAGGTGGGATTCGACTCCACTGGACGCGGTACGCTCATGTCTGCGTTCGCTCGCTTGTGGTCTCCGCAGGTGGTGCCAATCGAGTTCGGTGGCAAACCGTTGGATCGTCCGGTGCGCCAGGGGGATCCGAAGACTGAGCGCGAAGCCTACGGCAAGATGGTCACGGCCCTGTGGTACTCATCGCGATTGCTGATCGAGTCTAAGCAGCTGCGAAAGCTGCCCCGTGAAGTCGCCGAGGAAGGTGCGATGCGCGAGTGGGGTATCGCCCGCACTGGCCTGATCGACGTGGAGCCAAAGCACAAGACCAAGGAACGCATGGGTCGATCGCCCGACTTGTGGGATTCGTTCGTGGTGGCGCTCGAAATGGCGCGCCGAAACGGTTTTGAGATTGCAGGCGGCCACGGTGTTGGTATTGTCAAGCGACAGACACCAAAGTGGCTGACGCGTATGTCTGACAAGCGCCGGTCAGTGGCTTCTGAACATTCGCTAACCTACTCCTAATCTTATGGCCTCATTCAACAAAGTCATCCTAGTCGGAAACCTCACCCGCGACATAGAACTCAAGTATCTTCCGAAGGGAACCGCCGTCTGCAACCTGAGTCTGGCAGTCAATCGCCGCTGGAAGACTGAAGCCGGTGAAGAGAAGGAGGATGTCTACTTTGCCGAGTGCAAGGCTTTCGGGAAGCAGGCCGAGACGATCGCGCAGTACGTCAAGAAAGGCCACCCCATGATGGTGGAAGGACGTCTCACGCGTGAAGAGTGGGACGACAAGAAAACCGGCGAGAAGCGGTCCACCACTCGGATTATGATCGAGACCTTCCAGTTCCTGAAGGGACGCGACGAAGGCGCCGCTCCGGCTCCGAGACGCGAGTCTGCCCCGGCCACTGCCGCTCCCAAGCCTGATCTGGACCCGGAAGATGATCTTCCGTTTTAATGCTTCCGTATGAGCACCATGAATCACACTGCGTTCCCTAACGGTGGATGGCAATATTACCAGCCCGAAACCAAGTGGAACAAACCCCACCCGTTGAACGACGATTTCTACGCAACGGCTAGAATCATCGCGCAGCATCGGGCGGCCAACGGCCTGCCGTCGTCGTTGGAGCAGGCTCAGATCGACTTGGAGAATTACACCAAGGCGCGCTTTCCGTCCACGTACTCAACACCAGGATCCAATGTACAACCAAGGGTTTCAGGCTGTCGCACGTGCGGCCGCTAGACTTCGGCAAACGGCTCAGGGCGCTCGCATCCTAGCCGAATGGCTTGGTGATGGTGGTGTGCCTGTCGATCGCCGGCAGGCGCAGGACCGCATTGATACCTGCAACCGCTGTATTCACAACAAACCCACGGATGCACGGTCGATTACGAAGACCGTGGCCGAGGCCATTCTGGAGCAGGAGCAGGCGCGCAATGACATGGCCATGTTTCTGCAAGGGGAGGGACTTGCCGGCACCTGCGAAGTCTGCGGGTGCTACCTTAAGCTGAAGGCTTGGGTCCCTCTTTCGTATCTTGGCAAGACCGAAATGCCCGATAATTGCTGGATTTCACAGGAACGGAAAGCAATCTGACACCGATATGAGCTTCAAGGAACCGAGCAGAGTCTGGAACGTCGTCAGCGCCATGCTGGAGGCTGAGCAACCGCGATCCCGCAATCGGGCGCGCATCAACTCATGCTTCAATGGCAACCCTCCGTACACACAGGAGGAGGCACGCGACAACCGGATCCAGACCAACGTGAACTTCCTGGAAGGCACGCGGATCATTCACGCGGCGCGCCAGCAGTTCACCAACGCGTTCCTGAAGCCCCAGAATTACTTCTCGGTCAGTCTGGACATCGGCCCTCGCGACAAGCGCACCCAGTGGGGCAACACGATCACGAAGCAGATCAACCGCATTATGAAGCGGTCTGCCAAGTATTCGACCGTCCTTGAATCTCAGTTTGCCGCCACCGTGTTGCACGGCATCGGCCCCGTTACGTGGCTCCGTGATCGCGACTGGTGCCCATCGGCTCGCGGCACCGAGGACATTCTGGTTCCGACCAACACGCTCACGTCGCTCGACAACCTCTCGCACTTCGCGATCTACACGTCGTTTACGGCTGCGGACATCATCCGCATGACCCGGGGTGAGAACGTGGACCCCGGATGGAATATGCCGCTGGTGAATCAGCTGCTGGCGGCGATGATCGAGCGCGAAGCGACCAGCCTTCAGGTCAACGATTGGTCCGGCCAATACTTCCCTGAAAAGGTTGAGGAAGACTTCAAGGAAAACTCTGGCTACTGGGGTTCCGACGCGACACCGGTGCTGCGTTGCTACGACTTCTACTTCTTGGACACGGAAGGTGATGATCCCTCCTGGCGCCGCCGCATCATCGTTGACCAGTACAACAGCGGCATCGGCAATATGCAGACCGCTGGCCAGTGGCTCTTCAACGCCGGCAACCGCAGCTACGGCAAGGACATCTTCGAGTTGATGCACACCCAGTTCGCCGACGGCGCTGTGGTGCCTCCGTTCCGCTGGCACTCGGTGCGGTCACTGGGTTACTTGCTCTACGCTGTCTGTCATCTCCAGAACCGGATGCGCTGTAAGTTCACCGACTCCGTGTTTGAGCAGATGCTCTGGTTGTTCCGCAACGTCGCGGACGGCGACATGGAGCGCATGGAGAAGATTGACCTTTTCAACATGGGCGTGATTCCAGAGGGACTCTCCTGGGTTCCTCAGTCCGAACGTCACGTGCTGGACTACCCGATGCTCTCGGGAGCCATGGCCATGCACCGGCAGATCATGGCCGAGTCCAGCGCCGCCTACACTCAGGACGTGAACGACGGTTCTTCCAAGGAACTGACCGCGACCGAGGTGATGGCCCGCGTGAACAACGCCAACGCGCTCATGGGCTCGATGCTCACCCGCGCCTACACCCAGCAGACCTTCCAGTACCGCGAGATCGCTCGCCGGTTCTGCACGATCGACCATCCCGACTGCATTCAGTTCCGCCGGAAGTGCGAAGCCGAAG